CGCAACAGAAAGTTCTCACGTTAGTAAAACTATTGATATTCACGGCACAACTATCACAACCAGTGATACACTAAAGATTGATGATGACTTAACTGTTACAGGTAATATTGGTAATGAAGGTTCAGCAGTAGATTTTGATGATAACATTAAAGTAACAGGCAATGTATCTACAAAGATAACAACAATAGGTGACTTTGATAGTTCTGGTTCTCCAGCTTATGCGTTCTCTGGTATTCAGCTTGACGCAGGAGATACAGCATGGCCTACAGTTGTATTCAAAGAGTACGCAGGAACAGATGGCGGTGGTAATAAACCAGTCAATCTATTTACAAATCCAGGCTTTGAAACAGAAGTATTTGGAGGCACACCGGCTTCACCAGCGGCACTAGGTGATGCAAAACGTATTCTTGTTGTCAATGGTAATGCGGCAAATGGAGCAACACTACCAGGCACAGCAAACTTAAGAATATTAGGTAAAACTGTAAATGTTCAAAGTGGTTCAAACAGAGGTTCAGAGTTTGTTGTTGAAACAACTCCTGTAGATACTACTTCAACAATAGAGTCCTTAAAAGTTATAGCAAACAAGATTATCATTGGTCAAAGTGATTTTGACAGCGGACATGGTATTCTTCAAGCTAACGGCGGTGACTTAAAACTAAATGACAGATTAGATACAAACGGAAACAATATTCTTAACTCAGGTGGTGATGTTACCATAGATGATAACTTATCAGTAACTGGAAACACTACATTAGGTAATGATGCTACCGCAGATACAGTAACCGTAAATGGTAAAATAACAGCTAATGGTGGTTTAGTACTAACAAGTTTAACAACAACAGAAGCAAATACATTCGCAGGCTTAGGTATTATTGATGAAGGTGCAATAAGTTACATCACAGATGGTGATAGCGGATCAAAATGTATAGCTGTATATGATGGGTCAAATTGGAAACGAATTTCACTAGGCGCAAACATCAGTAGTTCATAATGGAGAAGTCAATGAAATCAGAAGCAGTTGAACAAGCTAAAATCATTGGTAAAAGCCAGATTGAACAAGATATAGAAATAAAGATAATCAAAAAAGATATTGAAACTATACGTGACAATCACCTCGTTCATTTGCAACAGGATGTTCGTAGAGTTGAAAATAAAGTAGATAAGATAGACATGAGAATATGGGGCATACTCATAATCATTATTGCATCTACGGTAGGCACTGTTTTAGCAGGACTATTTACGTAACCAACGGTAAAATGGGAGACAACGATGGCAAAAGAAAAGAAGATGGGTCGTCCCGTCAAAGAAATTGATGAAGACCTATTGTATAAACTAGCACAGATTCATTGCACTATGAAGGAGATGGTAGATATCATAGGAGTCAGTGAAGACACGTTAAAACGCAGATATGCGGGTATTATAGACAAAGGGAAAGCAGAAGGCAAAATGCGTCTAAGAAGAAAACAAATAGAAGTAGCTATGCAAGGAAATCCAGCACTTCTTATCTTTTTAGGTAAGTCTATGTTAGGACAAAGTGAAACGCCTGTTGCAGAACAAGATAAAATACTCCCTTGGTCAGACGATGCCACTGAATAAAGCACAAAAGGCAGTTGCTGGTTCAGATGCACGTTTTAGAGTGTTTGTTGCAGGAAGAAGAACAGGTAAAACCTTCTTTGCTATCAGAGAGTTGGCTAGGTTTGCAAGACACCCAAACAAAACAGTTTGGTATGTTGCACCAACGTACTCTCAAGCTAAAAACATTGTATGGGAAGAATTACAAAGTAAAATGACAAAACTAGGATGGGCAGATAAAATCAATCAGAACGAATTAAGCATTCGTTTAATTAATGGTAGTAAAATATCATTAAAAGGTTCTGACCGCTATGATACCCTTCGTGGTGCAGGCGTAGATTTTTTAGTGCTTGATGAATTTGCAGATATGAAAAGAGAGGCATGGGAAGCAGTTCTTAGACCAACACTATCTGCACAAACACCACCTGGTCATGCACTATTCTGTGGAACTCCTCGAGGCTTTAATCATTTTAAAGACCTTTATGATTATGGACAAACAGATGATAAAGACTGGGCTTCATTTCAGTTTCGTTCAATAGATGGCGGTAATATACCAGCAGATGAAATAGAACGTGCAAAAGCAGATATGGACAAAAGACAATTTGAACAAGAATATTTGGCAAGTTTTATTAATTTTACTGGACAAATATATTACAATTTTGACAGAGAAAAACACGTAGTAAAACAAGAATTTGTTAAAGATGCACCAATACACATCGGGATTGATTTTAATATTGACCCAATGTCAGCAAGTGTGTGTCAAATAGTAAATGGTAAATTACACCAGTTTGATGAGATTTCAATCTACGGTTCTAATACAGAAGAACTAGCACAAGAGATTATGAACCGTTATGATAGAACAAAAGTTATTTGTTATCCTGATCCTGCAGGTCATCAGCGTAAGACCTCAGCTAACGGAAGAACAGATATTACTATTCTACAGCAATACTTTAAAGTAGAAGCAAAAAGAAAACATGATGCAGTACGAGACAGAATAAATGCAGTAAATAGTCTTATGGAAAGTGCAGATGGAACAATAAGATTTTCAATAGACCCAAATTGTATGAATTCAATTCGTTGTTTAGAGCGTCATGTTTATAAAGAAGGGACTTCTATTCCAGATAAAGACGGAATAGAAAATCACCAAAATGATGCACTTGGTTATCTTGTGGCTCACATTGCGCCAATTACTAAACCAGTGAGAGCAATTAATAAACCAAAACGATTTACGCATATGTAAAGGAACAGCACTATGGATTATGATAACATTATAAAAAAGCATAATATGTATAAGAAACATATTTACCGTTGGAGATACTATTACGATAGTTACTATGGCGGGCAAGATTACCAACAAGGTCAATACCTAAGAAAATATTTACAAGAAGAAGATGATGGCTACAATGAATACGGCAAACGTATTATGAGTACGCCATTAGACAATCATTGTCGTTCAGTAGTTGATACGTATAGTTCATTCATCTGGCGAGATACACCTCAAAGAGAGTTCGGTGTTTTAGCAGATAATCCTGCTCTACAACCTTTCTTGCGTGATGCAGATTTAGAAGGTCGTTCATTTGATGCTATAATGCGTGAAGCCACTACACTTGCAAATATCTATGGTCATGTGCTGTTGATGTTAGATAAACCTGCAAGTGAGGCATCAACACTAGCAGAAGAATTAGCTATGGGCATTAGACCATATCTTTCAGTTATCACACCAGAAAATATTATTGACTGGCATTTTGAAAGAATGTCAAACGGTCGTTACATGATTGACTATCTAAAACTAAAAGAGTTTGAAGATGAAGAAAAATGTATCTACAGAGTATGGACACCAGAAACTGTTTCAGTTTATGAAGTAGATGAAGAAAATGCAGAAATGGTTCTTATGGAACAGTACGATAATTCAATGGGTCATATACCTGCTGTATTCTTGTATGGACAACGCTCACATGAAAGAGGTATAGGCATCTCACAAATCGCTGATGTGGCAGATGTTCAGAAATCAATTTATAATGAGTTGAGTGAATTAGACCAGATAGTTAGACTTTCAAATCATCCAAGTATCGTTACTACAGAAGGTGTAGATTTAATGGGAGGAGCTGGTTCAGTTATTACTATTGAAGATAGAGATATTGATCCTGCACTAAAACCTTACATGCTTCAACCATCATCACAATCAATTAGCAGTATTTTAGAATCAATCAAAACAAAAACTGCAATGATTGACAGAATGGCTAACTTAAGTTCAATGCGTTCAACATCAAAAGCAACAGCATCAGGTGTTTCTTTAAAGATAGAACGTGAGTTATTGAACGTTAAACTAGCACAGATAGCCGATAACCTAGAGATTGCAGAAGAACAAATCTGGCACCATTTCTTACACTTCTATGATCCAGAAGGACACTTTGATGGTGTTATTGATTATCCAGATAACTTTGATATGACTGATACATACACCGAACTAGATTTCTTAATGAAAGCAAGTGCGGCACCTGTATCAAGTTCTTCATACTCTACAGAGATTGCAAAACAGATTGCACGTATCACAATAGAAGATGAAGAAGCAATGGATACTATTATACAAGAGATTGAGAACGGTTCTCAAGCACCAGAGTTCGGAGCAAACTTAGATGGCGACACAGACGCAGATACAACAGCATAGTGATTTAATCGATTCAATCTTAGATGATTTTGACGATTTTATGGAAAGTTCTGAAAAGACACTTGAGAATAAAGTTGCCAAAAGAATACTAGAAACAAAGACGATTGACGAACTATTAGAATTACGTGTCCCTATCACAGAAGACTATAGAAAACTCGTTCAGGAGCGTGTGAGAGCGTATATAGACAACTTTGATACACTAGCACGTGATACTGCACAAATGACAGGTGATGGTATTACTCCTGTTGATAACAGAATAGTTGCAGAACTAAAAGCACAATCGTACGCCAGACTAGATGAAACTGTAAAGCAGAATAAAGAGTCTATCAATTCAGAAATAGTTGTAGGCGCACTAGCAGGTCTCGCCGTTCAACAGATTGCTACAAACACCAGACATGCAATATCAGGACTTATGATTACAGTTGATGATATTGAGATTACAAGATTACAAAACAAATTAAGAAAACTGCGAAACGCCGCAGATAAAAATGAAGAAGAAATTGCATTAATACTAGGAAGACTTAAAAACAAGTTTGCAGGTGTTAATGTGGGCACAAGTCTAAGTAAAAAGATGAGTGCCGAAATGCACGACACAGTGATGGACTTTGATGGAGTATTTGTTAAACATCGTGCCAGACAAGCAGGTCTGAATAAGTTTAGATACGCAGGAACATTAATATCAGAAAGCAGAGATTTTTGTATCCGAAATCAAGGTAAAACATTTACAGAAGCAGAAGCAAGAAATCTATGGTCAAGTGAGAGTTGGTCAGGAAAACGCAGTGGTGATCCTTTCGTAGTACGAGGAGGACATCGTTGCAGACACTTCTGGATACCAGTGGAGGACTAAGATGGCTGAAACTACTAATGTTAAACAAAGACCAATACTAGGAGAGCAAACAATGCCTTATCATACAAAACCAAAAACAACTAAAAAGAAAACAACTAAGAAGAAGAAAAAGAAAACTATGGGTAAAAAAAAGAGCTACTAGGTAGCTCTTTTTAGTTTGCGGAAGAGACCCTTTGCAGGGTCTAATATTTATTACGCTACCTTCTCTTGTTGTTCTGTGTATTCCCAATAATCAATACACTTGTTCCAGTCACCGTTATTGATTCTGTGATTTACTTGAATTTTGCTATACTGATCCATATGACCACAAGTTTCATCATCAATTTCACAATCTAAATTCATCAATGTGGCATATACTTTATTGATTAGTTTTTCTGTGCCATAGTTTTCACTGACCAAGTATCTCAAACCCATATCAGCCTCACCGCTCAGTGAAATCTTTTCTTCACCTTGAAATTGACAGCCATCAACCATAACAACCTGTCTTGGCATAATTTTTGCTTTTGCTAATTTGGCAAGAGCCACAGCACAGTCTATAGAACCGCCAAGTCCTCTAAAAAACACACTGATATCAACAGTATCAACTTTACCGTTTTCTGGGCTTATATACCACTCATGTCCTAAATCATATTTGTTCATTTTATTACTCCTTGTTTTCTGATTATGTAATTACTATAACACGATTCGCTATTTTGTCAAGTTTTTACGCCTTTGCAAAATTTTCCATCTTGTTCCAGTTACCAAATTTACCAACGGTCTCTGGGATCATAACAATAATTTGATAACCATCCCATGTTCCTGTTCCCCATTGCTGATTACAGGATTCAGTAATTGCTGAATAGTTAAAATCATTTCTATAAATGTCAT